CAAAACTTTAGTTGTCAACCTTACAAGTCCCACAGGGTTCGCTGACTAGCCTGACTAGGCCACGTTTCGACCCCATAGGGTTAGCTGAGACTAACCGGGGTTGGATTCGACCGATAGTATTTTGCCCACAGCTCATCCATCACAAACTGGACAACACGATCATGAGTACCGCGACAAACGTAGTATCCCATGTGAATGTCGAACAGGGCAAACGATCCATCCTCTTTCGGATGAAACGTGAACCCACACTTGTAGGCATAGCCATTGATGCTACGCTTGACGGTCGAAACTTTCGGAGGCTTTCTCATTTTCACTTTCTCTCTTTCTTGTCTTACCATTATACATCTATTATCGTCATTTGTCAATAGGGTAGAACAGAAAAAGTTTCCTTACAATCTCGTAAGGTTCGGATGCCTATATATTGGTCAACATATGCAAACATTTTAATCATTGGACGTAAGTCTATACAACATAAGCACTTACGACACGCCCGGCCCACCCCTCTCACCCTAAGTCCTTATGTGGTAAGGGTTTGTGTCGAGCTATTTGGCTAGGCGATACCTAAACAGCAGTTCAGTAGCAAGGTAGCTGATCAGCAGCTTGTAACCATCCCTCACTTCGGGAATTTTGCAAGTTTCCAGTTTGATCTGAGTATTCCTCAGAAGGTCTTGCATTGTACGGGTGTTCATGTCTTTCATCTTTCTCTCTCTTTCTTGTGCTGCTATTCTACCAAACTTTTCCGATACTGTCAATTCCCCTTTTTTCTGCTAAGAGCAGCATGGCATACGATCTGATCAAGCGTATACCATTCACCATCACCGTATCGGCCGGAAAGCCGAATCTTCAGATTCTTTCCGATGATTTGCTGAACAATACCATATCCGTCAACCACTTGAACCACATCGCCAACCATGATCTTCTGCATCTCTTTCTCTCTTTCTTGTGCTATGATTATACCACTATTATCGTCCAAAGTCAATAGGCTAGACCAGAAAAAGTTTCCTTACAATACCGTAAGGTTTGATGATCACGATTGGCACAGCATTTGCTACATGATACGTAAGTCGTTATCTGACAAGTACTTACGCTTCGCGTGGCGGGCCGCGTTTGCCCTAAGTGCTTATAGGGTAACGCTTTACGTCAACTGCTATATTTTTGTGCAGTAGTGTACGTTCATTCATCACTTTTGAAGCTGAACGGACTGATTTCTTCACCACAAGCAGCAATGGCAGCATACTGTCTGGTCAGTTCTTCGACACGTTCACGCGAACCCGGCTTGCCAACCGGAACGATCATGGTATCCTCACCCCCTACATAGCGGGGGTCAGCCTTTTCCTTGCGAACCTTTCCCAGATTCTTCAAAGCAGTACGATTGAACTTGATAACCTTTTCACTCACGACATAACGCTTCTGGTCAGTCACGCCGTAGACGTAATCGGTATCTTCTGTGATTCGATCATCTGGGATTTCCACGAGCATCGGCACGGCGATACCCTTGAAGATCATACGGGCTTGACGCTTGGCATTTTCGATGATGGGGAACTTGGTTTTCATTTTCTTTTTCTCTCTAAGGTCTATCGTTCTCTTGTTCGTGGATTCTATCAACAATTCTTTTCTCTATCAACCCCCATTGTGGGTGGGCCGACGAGTCCAAGGGTGTCCGTAGGCATCGACTGCGGGCGAAAGCTCATGGTCTGCACAGTCATGAAGATTTCCACCTTCGGTACGCACTACCCACACATTTCCCTCATCATAGTGATAGGAAACAATCTTTCCAACAATCTGCTTCTCGAATCCCTTGAGCATCACACTGTCGCCAATCTCGTACATTCTTTTCTCTCTTTCTCTTTCTGGTATTCTATCAAAGTTTTTGTGCTTGTCAATCCCCTCTAACGGGGGTCACATTCTCCATTCCACAAACTTGAGAACACACACCTTTCCAGGATACTTTGCATCGATATACTTCTGTGCAGTAGTCTTGCTATTGTCTGTAGCAGAGCAACACTGAACAATCGTACCGTCGATTGAAACGCTCCAAATCCTACGCTTCCGAATCTTGGGAAGCGAACCAATGAAACCATTCACACTCATAACCTTTTCCATTTTCAACTCTCTCTTTCTTTCTTCTCTATCTCTTATATCGACATTATACCATGCTCATCTTGAGCTTTCAAGCTAAATCCAGAAATTTTTGTGTCAAGAGATTTTGACAAAACTTTTCTCGATTTTGTTGAGTTTTGGTACAACATTTGCTAAGTTGTCGTAAAGTCTTATATGGTAAGCACTTACGTCAAATCCGTCCCGCCCCGCTCGTCGTAAGTCTTTACGAGCTAAGGGCTTACGTCGGACTCAGCTCATATAGTGAACAGTTGTATACGTTACCATCCTCATCCTGTACGGATGCCCACGCATTTGCCGTACCATATACAGCATCCGCAAGCACGCCCATGAACGAACGTACAGTAACAACCTTAGAGCCGTGCATCACGGTTTGCCCATATCGAGGAGTATTTTCTACAGTGAACATTTGTTTTCCTTTGTTTAGTAGATAAGATTCATATCGGCTACAACCATACCATCTTCATACTCTAGGCCACTTTCCAGATACCACTCTCCCTTGCGTTGATATACACGCACGGGCGAATACTGGTTGATTCTATCCTTAGTGGTGGCACTATACCATCCACCAGTGTTGAGCGTAGCACTATTGTCAGGATGAATCTTTACTACATAGGTACTATGCAGCATAATCCCTACGCTACCATCAGGAAGAATTTCCGCATAGGTATTGTTGCCTACCTTGCGAGTATCCTTATTAGTCTTACCACGAACCAATTTCACTGCTTCAGAGTGTGTCATATTACATTATCCAAACGTATAGAGGAAGAAAAACAAACAGGAAAGCCCAACTACCAAACAGCAAAGCCAAGATACCTAATCCAGAAACTATTCCGAAAGTATCGATAGTCTCAGGATTCTCTCCCAACAGATTATAGCAAATCCACTTTTTCATCAGTCGTTCTCATGCAGAATGGAGTGAACAGCGTTACTTACCTCGTGAACAGTGTACGAGATGAAACCGGCAAAAGCAATCAAGGCAAACAGCTGAACGTATTCGATAGGCGTAATCATTAGGTTCTCTCTTTCTTGTGTTTGTATTCTAGCAAGTTTTCTTGTGGTGTCAACCTTACAATGTCGTAAGGTTCACTTTTTCTGTCCGATGGTCATCCAGCCATCATTGACGGCTTTGATGGTAAACTTTGCATGGTCGATCATGCGAGAATCAGTGAACGTAGTACCATTCCTGTACACACGTACAATCTCGATTTCCTTGCCAATCACATGGTAATCGGCATACACACCACCAACAGCTATCATCATCGTTTGCATCTTTGTCTCTCTTTCTCTCTTACTTCTTATATCGACATTATACCCTCTCACACTTGAGCTTGCAAGAGAAAAATCCAAATTTTTATGTCAAGAAATTTTGACAAAACTTTTCTGAATTTTGAGTACGATTGGCACAGCATTTGCTAATGAGTCATAAGTGCTTATCTGTCAGGTACTTACGTCAAGCCCGGCCCGCCCGCCTAGCCCTAAGTACTTATAGGGCAGGGGTTTACGTCATGAGGCGTGAATGAACACCGTTTCGCTTACTGTACGGTTGGTCACCGTCACAATCCACTTCTTTCCGCTACCATCCTCACGCATGATGCCATTGATAAGACCCACATGGGCGTTACCCCTTGGATCGATCACACAGTGATACTTACCAGTTCGCATAGCAGCGAAAATCTTGTCAAGGTTGTTCATCACAGTTTTGTAGTTGGTCTGAAGCATCTTTTTTCCTCTTGTGTTGATTCTATTCTACCGTTTTGCTCTTACATTGTCAATACTGTTCAGAAGTATACGCTAGAATTAATGATCTTTCCGGTTTCATCGATTTCCATCGATTCGCCTTCACCCATATCGTATTCTTCCATATATCCAAAATACTCGCAAGAAGGCCACCAATCCTTACGGGCATTCTCCGCATGATTGCGAAGCATATCGAACAACTCGCCCGAAGCGTAGTGTCCGTCCAGATTCTCGGGCTGGTTGTCTTGGATATAGTCTAAAACTTCTTGCATCGTATTGAAGATCATTTTCTTATCCTTTTCTTCTTTCGTTTTCTCTTGTGTTCTTATTATACAGTATTTATCGACGCTTTCAAGAGAAATCTTTGGAATTTTTGAAATATAATTTCATGCCAAACAAAATCTTTTTTATATTTGTTGTAAGTCTATACGTGGCAAGTACTTATGTCGAATTCGGCCCGCCCGGCAAATCGTAAGTGCTTACCTCATAAGGCTTTACGTCTTATAGAATCGTACCATCGCCACGAATGCGATACATGATACCCCCGATACTGTACAGGCTTATACCCTCTCCCATGTGCTGTACAAATGTAGCAGAATAACCGTGTCGAGCAACTAGGCGGCGAATCGTGTGCTGTACTTGAATGGTCATCGTATTCCCTCTTGTGTTGATTCTATTATAGCTTATCGTCTACGATGCTGTCAATAGATGAATTTAAAATTCCCCATCGTCAAGGCCCGGAATATAGTCAGCCTCATCCGCACAAGCTTCACACACCATGTCATAGTAGAGGGCGTTTACGTTGTTCAGAATCTGATTCTCTGAACGAATCCACACACCGTCATGGATCATGTCTTTCGGCTCAATTTTGAACGATGCTCCTGCTTGAATCACTCGCACCTTATGCGAATCCTTGCCAAAAATCTGTCGAACAGCAGCCATCACCTTGTCGAGCGTAATCATTTTCTTTTCCTTTTCTCTTGTGTTGGCTCTATTATACAGTATCGGCTATTCCGTTGTCAATACCTTAGTAGTAAAGAAAATCTCGCACAACCTCACCATCACGAGCAACCTCGATATACTCTCCCTCGTCACCCATCGGGAAAAAGTATTCGATATATCCGGTAACATCGTTAGCAATATCGCTAGCAAGAGCCTCAGCGAGCAACTCTCCACCGATACGAGCAACACCCACCAAAGTATCGGGGCTGGTCGAATCAGCACCATAGAGAAAGTTTTCGAGTTCGTTGCGGTTGTTGATGGTGATCATTTTCTTGTCCTCTTGTTGTCTCTTGTTCTCTTGTGCTTTCATTATACAGTATTTATCGGCCATTGCAAGAGAAATCTTTGGATTTTTTCGAATATATTTTCATGCCAAACATAAAAATTCTTCAAATTAGCCATAACCCTATACTACACAAGCACTTACATCAAATTTTGCCCACTAGTATCGTCGTAAGTGCCTATGCCATATAGAGTTAGGGGGTTTTTTCGTTTCGGCTTGACAGTTGGTAGTTTAGGTAAAAAACTCGGGGAGGTGCAAACACAATAGGCACCCCCATAGAATTAATTAGCCAGTTTATTAGCCATTTATTAATATCTTACTGGCACATAAACCGTTTGAGGTACCGACACCACCTCAGTTTTTTTTAAAAGAGTCCAGCACCTACGTTCAACCAGAACATTTTGATACAATGTCACAGGAACATACTGTGGAGCCACAGGCACCATAGTTACCATTGGAACATAATAATATGGAACTACCGGAGCTTGTTGAATCACTACCGGAGCTTGATAAACATAAGGCATCCACTCACCACCATGAGCACTAACTCCTGCAACACTCATCAACAATCCCGCTAATAGCTTTTTCATAAATTTTCCTACGAGTTAAAAATAAATTGACCAGTTTCCCGCTACTAGAGATATCGACAGATTGTTGTTGAAACTTTAGTAGTCTTTACAACACACGGATAAATAGTAATCTATCGTATTCCTCAATCCAGTATCAAAATTTGTTTTAGCTTCCCAATCCAACAGACTTTTCGCCCTAGAAACATCAAGAAATCTTCGAGGTTGTCCATCTGGCTTATTAGAATCCCACTGAATAATTCCTTTATATCCAACCATATCCTTAATTTTATACACAAGATCACTTATACTAATTTCAAACCCACTCCCCAAATTAATAGGATCAGGATCGTTTATTTTTTCCAAAGCCTTAATTATTCCAGATGAAGCATCTTCAACATATAAAAACTCCCTTGTAGCATTGCCCGATCCCCAACATTGTATACTTGATAAATTATCTCTCTTAGCCACAACCAACTTCTTAATCAAAGCCGGAATAACATGACTCTTATCATCATCAAAACTATCATTTGGCCCATATAAATTAGTTGGTATAACCACACAACCATTTAGATCATATTGAGCCTTATAACTCTGCATCATGACCATAATGCTCTTTTTTGCTATTCCATATGGAGCATTAGTTTCTTCTGGATATCCGTTCCAAATGTCGTCTTCTTTAAAAGGGGCCGGACAAAACTTAGGATAACAACAAACCGTACTAACAAACACAAACTTTTTAATATTCATCAACCGAGCATGTTCCACCAAATTAATTCCCATACTAATATTATTATAGAAGAACCTTCCAGGATTGACCATATTCGCCCCTATACCTCCAACATCAGCAGCCAAATGAAGAATAACATCCGGAGATATTCTTTTTAGATAGGATCCTGTTTGTTCAAAATTGGTCAAATCACAATCGGCTTTTCTAACAACAACAATATCTTGATATCCTTGGGACAATAGCTTCTTAACTACATTTTGTCCTAAAAATCCCGCTCCTCCAGTAACTAATATTTTCATAGATGATTCTTTATGTGGGTTTGGCCTATTTAATATAAAAGGAGCAAGCTTAACTAAATAAACTTACTCCTATTATACGGTATTAAATTTTAATTAAGAACTACTTCAAGTGGTTGTCTGTTCTGTTGAAACAGTACCAACAACATTCTGCACAACAGGAGAACTCTTTGACTTATTTGGTCGTCCTCTTGGCTTACTTAGCCTAAGTTTGCGTCGTTGACGACGAATCATAGCCATAGTAATATTTTGGCTGGTAATTTGGCTAAGCTTAACAGCTAGCTCTTCATCAGGGATAGAGGTATGATTATTGCGAATATAGTCAATTTCGCTATCTGTCCACTTTTTATAATTTCCCATAAACTCTCCTTTGGTGTTATTAATATTGACAAATCTTTCGAAAGATCATATTATATTACATCTTGGCAAGTTAAGTGCAAGGAGAAAAAATGTCAAATTCAAATTTTGATCATAATCTTATAAATTCGATACTAACAGTAAAAGCGTCAGAACAATCGAATTCTGATGTTGCTAAAGACCTAAATCTTCCCGAAGGAAAAACCATAGCAGAATTATTAGATGACAAAAAAAATATCGCCAGACAAACAGAAGAAACAGAGCAAGAAGAAATCGACCAAGCTGAAGAAAACTAAAACTAAATCTAGTAAAAGTTCTCCACAAACCTTATCTAATAATGTTAGCGAAGAAGAGTTTTTATTAGTTTTAGATAATATCAGCAGAAGATTAGCTCATAAATTCAAATTTGCTTACCATAGTTTTGATGACATGAAGCAACAAGCTGCTATTTTTGCTCTTGAGGGACTAGAAAAATACGACAGAAGTAGACCATTAGAAAATTTTCTTTGGACCCACGTAAGAAATAGATTATTTAATTATAAGAGAAATAATTATCAAAGACCAGATAAACCATGCATCTCTTGTCCTCTTTTTGATAAGACTTATAAATGCTCTAACAACCAATGCTCTGCTTATACAAATAAAAAAGACTGTGAGCTTTATGCTGCTTGGAGCAAACGGAACGAAACTAAAAAAAATATTATTCAACCATCATATATCGAAGACGATAATCATCATGTAGATAAAAGCTCTAATATTACAGACATAATACAAAATCAAGAAATTATTAGTTTTTTGGATGCAAACATTCGTAACGAATATAGAGAATCATATCTCAAACTTAAACACGGCATGAAGATTCCAAAGCAACAACTCAATAAACTTCAAAATCATATCCTTAAACTTATGGAGAATACAAAGTGGAAAAACCATCAGCTCCACGAAAACGAGGACAACTAAGTTTAGACGAAGAAAAATTTATTCGAGATAATGTAACTAAGATGTCCATGGAAGACATAGCAGAAAATCTCAATAGAAATACTGCTCCAATTAAACGATATATTAATGAAAACCAACTATTAATAACGGATGAAGATAAAAGCAGTAATGAATTTTTAAGATATAAACTGTATAGCAAAACCTTTTGGGGAGAAATTAAAAGACAATTTGATGAAGATACTGGCGAATTAAAATATTTTGAAGATACATGGATTGGCCTAATAAAACAATTTAGAGAAGACGTTTTACCAGCTGAAGAACTACAGATCAAACAATTTATTACAATTGATATTCTTATTAATCGAAGTATGAAAGAGCGCAAAAGACATATCGCAGAAACTGAAAAACTTCAAAAACAGGTTGATAAAGAATATGAGAGACCTGAATCAGAACGAGATATTCCTAAACTGGCTAATCTTGAGACACAACTTTCGTTCGCACGTAACAGTATCGCTAATTACACTAATGAATATACCAAGCTCCTTAATGAACAGCAAAAAATTAGCAAAGATCTTAAAGCAACAAGAGAGCAAAGAATCAAACGAATAGAAGACGGTAAGAGCTCTTGGACAGGATTAATACGAATGCTAGAAGATGAACAGATCAGAGAGAAAGAAGGACGAGAGATGGAAATTTTAAACATGGCTACAGAGAAGACCATGAAACAACTTAGTTCTTTACATACATTCCAGGATAATACTGTAGACAGACCATTTTTAACCCCAGAAACAGTAGAGGAAGATTCATGACTAAAACTGCTCTAATAACAGGAATCACAGGACAAGATGGATCATACTTAGCAGAACTTTTACTTCAAAAAGACTATACAGTAGTAGGCTTATATAGAAGAACTAGTATTGATCATTTTGACAGAATTAAACATTTAGGCCAAAACCCTAACTTAACATTAGAAGAATTCGATTTAACAGATCCCTCGAATGTAATTAATACTATAGACAAATATCAACCAGATGAATTCTATAATTTAGCTGCACAAAGTCATGTTGAAACTAGTTTTCGACAGCCAACCACAACTTTTGAAATTGACACTATAGGTGTTATTAATATTTTAGAGGCTATTCGACACTATTCGTCTTCTACAAAATTCTATCAAGCTAGTACTAGTGAGATGTTTGGTCGTAATTTTAGTACTTGTCCAGATACTAATATTAAATATCAGGATGAAAATACTGAGCTTTTACCTCAAAGTCCATACGGAGTGGCAAAAGTAGCTAGTCATCGCATGGTACAAATTTATCGAGATGGTTATGGTTTATTTGCTACTAGCGGAATTTTATTTAATCATGAAAGTCCACGACGAGGCGAAAACTTTGTTACTCGTAAAATAACTAAGTATATCGGCAATTTAGTTAATAATGGGTACTCAGAAAATTTAAAACTAGGAAATCTTAGGGCCCAACGAGATTGGGGACATGCTAAGGATTATGTTAGAGCAATGTGGCTAATGTTACAGCAGGATGTTGCTGATGACTTTGTTATTTGTACCGGTCAAACTTGGAGTGTACTAGACTTTGTTAGAACCTCATTTGAATATGTTAATTTGGATTATACAAAATATTTAGAAATTGATCCATCTTTATGTCGTCCAGCCGAAGTTGATTATTTAAGAGGACGTAATACCAAAGCGCATAACATATTGAACTGGTCACCAGAAATAGACTTTAATACTCTTATTAAAGATATGGTAGATCATGATATAGGAACAGTATCTAATGTCTAGAAATTATGATGATCCAATATATAAAAAATGGAGATTACAAATTTACGAAAGAGACAAATTTAAGTGCCAATGGCCAGGATGTAATATTACTAAAAAATTAAATGCTCACCATATTAAAAGATGGGCAGATAATCCTGGGTTAAGATATAATCCTTTAAACGGTATTACATTATGTAAAAATCATCATAAAATGGTAACTGGCTTAGAATCTTACTATGAAGCAATTTTTCTAAAAATAGCAGCAAATAACAATGACAACAAATCACAATGACTTTACTATAATCGTAGATACACGAGAACAACAACCTTGGACATTTGATAATTATGCCGTAGCTCATAGAAAGCTTGACGCTGGAGACTATAGTATTGAGGGACTTGAAAATATTTTGGCTATTGAAAGAAAAAAAAGTGTAAATGAAATTGCTAACAATATTATTGAAAGTAGATTTAAGGACGCTATAGCAAGACTATCAGAACATAAGTATGCTTTTTTGTTATTAGAATTTGATATTCAAAATGTATTAAACTATCCTATTGGAAGCAATTTACCTAAAAGGCTTTGGGATAAAATTAAGATTAGCCCAGCTTTCTTAATGAAACATATTTTGGAGTGGCAAACGGAACATAATATTAAAGTCATGTTTTGCGGATCATCTAGCGATGCTGAAAGCGTGGCGGAATTCATACTAAACAAGGTTTATTATTTAGAAGTAATTAAAAAGGAGAAATTATCATGAATCTTAATCAAACAATCACTCTTAATCCACCACCATACACAGATACTAATACTAATAAAGTTATAACACCACCTCCTATTGTAATGGATGTTTTAGATGTGACATATAGTGATAATCCATTAAATAAAAATGTTATCGCCAATATTAAAAATATACCAAGCGCTATCGGACTACTACATGGTGCAGACTATGATGCTGCCGGAGATTATTCTCAAGCATTTATTGAAAATAAACTACGTCAATATCTAGGTAATGATCCAGCTGCGACTTTACGTGCTTTATTTCCTAAAACTCTGGAAGAAAATCCAAATGGAGCTGGTACTATTTTAACAGGTATGATTAGTGCTTTGGGAATTAAGAGTAGTAGCACATGTTCTTGTAGGAGACATGCTTTAGAGATGAATGAAAAGGGCAACGACTGGTGTGATCAGAACATCGATACTATTGTTTCTTGGCTCAAGGAAGAAAGCTCTAAGAGAGGTTTACCGTTCGTAGAAACAGTAGGTCGTATGATGGTCAACAGAGCCATTTCTAAGTCTAGAAAATTACAAGGCTAATGACCAAAAACTTTGATTTCGATGATTCCTGGTTAGGTTTAGGTGATCTATCCAAACTTCAGATCGACAAGAATCTCATGATTCATCGATCCAAGATTGACATAGAACAACCAGACTTACATCTAATTAAGATACTGAGAAATCCAGACTATATTGGATCTACATGTAAACTCTTATTTAATATAGAACTACATCCTATTCAAATTGCTATTATTCAAGAATTTTGGATACGAGCATTTCCTATGTATATAGCTAGTCGTGGTTGGGGAAAGTCTTTTCTATTAGCTTTGTACTGCGTATTAAGATGTTCTTTTTATCCTGGAACCAAGATAGTTGTTGTTGGAGCAGCATTTAGACAAAGTAAGATTATCTTTGAATATATGGAAACCATTTGGAGAAACAGCCCTATTTTACGCAGTATCTTTAATAGCAACGATGATGGACCTAGACGAGACGTAGATAGATGTACTATGAGACTGGGAGACAGTTGGACCATTGCTATTCCCATGGGTGACGGTAGCAAAATCAGAGGTCTTAGAGCACATATTATTATTGCTGACGAATTTGCATCTATCAGTCCAGATATTTATGAAACGGTAGTATCTGGTTTCGCTGCTGTTTCAGCTAGCCCAATACAGAACGTAAAAGAAGAAGCTAAAAAAGATGCTATGAGAGCAGCAGGATTATGGAATGAAGAGCTAGAAGTTCTAAATAAAAAGATGGGTAACCAAGCTATTATTTCTGGTACAGCAGATTATGCTTTTAAACACTTTGCTAGCTATTGGAGAAGATACAAAGCTATTATTGAAAGTAAGGGAGATACTAATAAGTTAGAAGAATTATTTAAGGGTGAAGTACCAAGTAATTTTAATTGGAAAGATTATAGCATTATAAGAATACCTTATGAGTTAATTCCAAAAGGATTCATGGATGATAAACAAGTATCTCGCGCTAAAGCTACTATCCATAATGGAATATACAATATGGAGTATGCAGCTTGCTTTGTTAGTGATAGTGAAGGATTTTTTAGAAGAAGTTTAATTGAAAGTTGTGTTGCTAATGATAATAAGCCAATAGTTATAGGAAATAAAAAGATTGTTTTTGATGCAGTCACCAGAGGTAGTAACGAACATAAATATGTATACGGGATCGACCCAGCATCCGAACAAGATAATTTTAGTATCGTAGTTTTAGAGTTACATAACGATCATAGTCGCATAGTATATTGTTGGACTACTAATCGTAGTAATTTTAAAGAACGTCAAAAAACAGGATTAATTAAGGAACACGATTTCTACGGATTTTGTGCTAGAAAAATTCGAAATTTGATGAAAACTTTTCCTCCAGTAAAGATAGGTTTAGATGCTCAGGGTGGAGGTGTTTCTATTGAAGAAGCTCTACACGATCCTAGCAAGCTTGAAGACGGAGAATTAGTTATTTGGCCGATTATAGATCCAAACAAATCAAAAGATACAGACGACCAATCTGGTTTACATATATTAGAATTGGTGCAATTTGCCAAAGCAGAATGGACAGCACAAGCTAATCATGGTTTAAGAAAAGACTTAGAAGATAAAGTATTATTATTTCCAAGATTTGATAACTTAACATTAGGGTTAGCTTTAGATAAAGAAGGCAAAGACATTTTAGACACAGACCTCAATCCTATTTATGATAGTGTTAGTGAATGTATTTTAGAAATAGAAGAACTAAAAAACGAATTGACAACAATAGTAATGACTCAAACTAGCACCGGAGCGAACGCTAGAGATCGATGGGATACTCCCGAAGTAAAACTACAAAACGGCAAAAAAGGCAGACTAAGAAAAGATAGATATAGCTCCCTATTAATAGCAAATATGATAGCTCGTCAAGCTCAAAGAATACTACAGCCCATAACATACGATGTTGTTGGAGGTAATAGAAGAGAAATGGTCAAGAATGATGGAGCAATGTACAAAGGTCCAGAATGGTTTACTTCCGCTGCAAATGATGATATTTATAAGGGAGTATATAGATAATTAGTGTATATCTTTTTGACAGTTCTATTATAATCCTATTACAATACCAATATAAATTATGGCTAAAAAATATCCGAAAAGTCAAGTTATCCAAGACGCCACAACAGGTAATCAGGAAGCATATATTGCTTGGGGTGAAGATTTATCTAGTAAACAAGACGCTTTAAAGAAAGCTTCTGAGTCTTTAGACGAATATACCGGAATCCAAAAAGCAGAAGCCGCTGGTCGTAGATATAGTCTTGATTATTCTAATTTGGACGGAATAACTGGTGGTCGTCCAGGATTAACTCGTACAGATTATGACTTTTTCAGACCAGACGAAGCAGTACCTAGGCGCAGTATTAAGTTGATTATGCGCAGAGCTGAGGATATTTATCAAAGAGTTGGTCTAGTTAAAAATGTCATTGATCTTATGGGAGATTTCGGAGTACAAGGTATCAAAATTGTCCATCAGAATAAAAGAATAGAAAAATTTTATAGACAATGGTTTAAGAAAATATCTGGCAAAGATCGTAGTGAAAGATTTTTAAACAACATCTATAAAGTAGGTAATGTTGTTATACATAAACAAACCGGAAAATTAAGTCTTAAAGTTACAGATAAATTATATAGAACAGTTGCTGCTCCCGACTTAGATATTACCGATCTAGACTCTATTGCTCTAGAAAAAAGAGAAATTCCTTGGAGATATACTTTTATTGATCCTGTATTTGTTGAAGTAGCAGCTGGATCTTTATCTTCTTTTGTAACGCAAAAAAGATATGAACTTGTATTACCAGCTTCTCTTCGTAAAACTATTAATAGTCCAAAGACAGACGCAGAAAAACAAATTATAGATAAGTTACCTCCACAGATTGTACAAGCAGCAAAACAGAAAACAGCATACCCACTAGATCCAGATAAAATTATTGTATACCACTATAAAAAAGACGATTGGCAGACATGGGCTTTTCCTATGATGTATGCCATTATGGACGATATTACAGTTATAGAAAAACTTAAATTAGCTGATATGGCAGCTCTTGATGGGGCTATCTCAAATATTCGTATTTTTAAACTTGGTAGTCTCGAACACAAAATAGCTCCAACCAAAGCAGCAACCGCTAAATTGGCTCAGATACTAGGAAATAACGTCGGTGGCGGAACAATGGATTTGGTTTGGGGTCCAGATATTGAGCTTCTAGAGTCTAAAACTAATGTGCATCAATTTCTTGGAGAAGGTAAATATATTCCTCATTTAAATTCAGTATATGCCGGTTTAGGTATTCCTCCAACCTTAACTGGTACGTTTGGAGCTGCTGGAACAACCAATAACTTTATTTCTTTAAAGACACTCACCCAAAGACTTCAATATGGTAGAGATATATTAGTAAATTTTTGGGAGAAAGAAATAGAACTAGTACAAAAAGCTATGGGATTTAGATATCCAGCAAAAATAGAATTTGATAGAATGGATCTAAGTAATGAAGATTCAGAAAAAGCTCTTTTAATTCAATTAGCTGATAGAAATCTTATTAGTGACGAGCTATTGCAAACTAGATTTGGCTTCGATCCAGACATGGAAAAGAGTAGACTCAATAGGGAGTCTAGAGATAGAAAAGGTGATCGTATGGTCAAAAAGGCTGGACCATGGTATGATCCAGAATTTGAAAATTCTCTTAAAAAGATTTCTTTGCAGTTAGGAGCAGCAACTCCAAGTCAAGTTGGTCTGCAACTCGAAAAGAAAAAACCTGGAGAAAAAACTGTCCTCGAAATGAAGATGCCCGTAGTTCCTCCTTCAACGAAGTTGGCAAACGATCCGTCTTCGGATTCGTTGCCCAAAGAACCTGGAGAAGGCAGACCCAAACTATCTAAAGACACCGAGAAAAGAGCAGATAGAAAATTTTCACCCAGAACTGGCGCAAAACTTTTAATCTGGGCAACCAACGCCCAAGAAAAAATTAGCGAGATAGTTAACCCCATGGTTTTGGAATTCTATACTAAAAAAAATCTCAGAACATTATCTAGTGCAGAAGCAGAAGAATTAGAATCCCTTAAAACTAATATACTGCTCAACATGTCCCCATACTCTAAGATAGATCAAGACAATGTTTTATTAGCATGTAGTTCTAATGAATCATTAACAGATATTGTTGTCAACTTTCGTAATTGGATTAGAGCATTACAATCAGATTTAAGCAGAGAATTATCTATGGACGAATATAAACAAGCTAAAGCTTCTTATTATTCTATGGTGTATGGTAATTTGGATCCAACCTAAGAGGTCAAACTATGCATATTTTTGAACAAGAAAAAATCGACGGCTTGGCAGACCTAATGAGCACATCTGCATCAATTTCTTATGCTTGCGTTGCAGAACCTTGTTCGTTAACCTACAAAAAGCCACCTAAAATAAAAAGTATCGCATCTTATAGCGATGAAGATCTATATTATGTACAGTCTATTTTAGTAACATCTTCTTGGAATAAGAATGATGATATTTTTGATAAAACAGAGGTTTGGAAAGCTAAACACACTCCAGAACACAAGCCAACAAACCTAGAGCATAATGAAGATATTATTATAGGTCATATTATTTCTAATTGGCCCATTACAGAAGATGGCGATTTAATTGATGAAAATACTCCTATACAAGATCTTCCTAATAAATTTCATATATTAACAGGCTCGGTTATTTATAGAGGATTTAGTAATCCAGAGTTAAAAGAAAGATCAGAAAATCTTATTTCACAAATTCAGGCTGGTACTAAGTATGTTAGTATGGAATGCTTTTTTAAGGGTTTTGACTATGGTGTTTTAAATACTCAAACTAATGAATATAAAGTATTAGCTAGGAATGAAGAAACAGCATATTTAACAAAATTTCTTAGATCATATGGCGGAATGGGACAACACCAAGACTATAAAATTGGTAGAGTCTTACGTAACATTACATTTACTGGGAAGGGTTTTGTTGACCGTCCAGCAAATATCGATAGTATTATTTTTATTAAAAACTTATTTCCTGAGACAAATAAAGATAATATTGAAGAAAAAAATTCAGAAATGGTTCAATCGGGTGTATTTATTTCACAGTCCAATATTAATTCGGAGAAACTAATTATGAGTTCAGATAATCAAGAAACAGAAATGCAAAAAACAGAAGTTGAAAATGTCAATGTTGAGTTTACGGCTTTATCTTCTGAAGTTGCAGAGCTAAAACTTGTCAAAGAAAAACTCGAAGCAGATCTATCTGATCTCGCTCAGACCAAAGAATCTGAAATTACTGCTTTAAAAGAAGAAGCAGCTAACAAGACAAAAGAGATGGAAGAAGAAAAGAAGCAAATGGAAGAAGAAAAGAAGAAAATGAAAGCAGAACTAGATGCTGCTCTCGAAGCCATCGCTGGCTACAAAACGAAAGAAGCAGAGATGGAAAAGAAAGCTAAGACTATGAAAAGAAAAGCTTCTTTAATCGAGCAGGGAGTAGATGCTGAAATTGCTGCTAATATCATAGAGAAATTTGATTCTATGGAAGATGAAGCTTTTGAAGCTATGACAGTCATTTTTGCTGGCAAGATGCCTCCTTGGCTAGATAAAAGCAAAAAAGATGAAACCAAAGAAGACGAAAAAGACATGAAGGCAAAGAAGAAGGCTTCAGAAGAAAATTCAGATCCAGCTGTTCTAGAAACCGTTGAGATCGCAGAAGAAGTTAATCTTGGTGTTGGTAGTGCAATTGAATCTGAAGTAGACTCAACTAGAGCGGCTCTTGTTGATTTCGTTCGCAGCAAAATCGGTAAAAAGGTCAAATAACTAACTAATTATAGGGAGAGAACTAACATGGCTCTAAAACCAGATCGTATCGAATTACTAACTGATGTATCATTTTTCATGAACTCCACAGCCGAGCGCGGTGGTGTTGCCTGTGTTACCACAGGAGGTTCTGGTATCTCTATGGACGATGCCAATGCTGTTGTCGCATATGCCGCAACTGTTTCTGGCTCAAAGCCCGTAGGCGTTTTACTTAACGATGTTGTAAATATTGATCTAACAAGACAGCACATCAACTGGCACAAAGACGAAGTGCAACTTGGTGGTAAGGTAACATTGCTCCGTAATGGACAGGTTACAACCAACAAGGTCACAGGTAGTCCAGCTGCTGGTGTTGATGCTTATGTTGGTGTAAGCGGCTTAATTGGTACAAGCTCAACAAACTCTGTTAAGATTGGCCAGTTCTTAAGTGCTGTAGACGCCGACGGTTACGCAAAAGTATCAGTTAATCTATAATTTTTAATCATAGGGAGAAAATATATGTCAGCTAAAACCGAAAGATTCCAACCAACACCAGAATTAACAGATCTTTTGATGCGTTCTGGTTCAGCTAACAGAGAGGTGGCTCTAGCCGCTAATGCAGAAATTGCAAAAGCTCTAGAACTACCTCTACGTCAAGGTGTGCTAAACGGCGACGTTCTAGATGGTATTTTCGAGCCAATTCAACTTGCTCAAAGTGCTACTCCTGAGTTTCCTTTAGACTTCCTTGCTCCTGGCACAGAGAAGGATTTTGTGGCCTACACAATTCCTAATCATGGTTATGTTCCAGAACGTCATGTTGAAGGCGATTACGTCATGGTTCCAACCTATGACGTTGGTTCTTCAATCGATTATCTTCTAAAGTATGCTCGCGATGCTCGTTGGGACGTTGTGGGTCGTGCCATGGAAGTTCTCGAAGCTTCTTTCGTTAAGAAGATGAATGACGACGGCTGGCACACCATTCTTGCTGCTGGTGTTGATCGTAATATCGTTGTTTACGATAGTGATGCCAATGCAAGTCAGTTCACAAAGCGTCTCGTTAGTCTCATGAAGACCGTTATGCGTCGTAACGGTGGTGGTAACTCAGCCAGCAACAATCGTGGCTTACTAACAGATCTATACGTTTCTCCAGAAGCAATGGAAGACATTCGCAACTGGGGCATCGATCAGGTAGACGAAGTAACACGTCGTGAAATTTACACAGCTGCTGATGGTACTCTTAACCGTGTATTCGGCGTAAATCTTCATGATCTCGATGAACTAGGTGTTGGTCAAGAATACCAGCTATTCTATACCGATACTTTATCAGCTTCTCTTCCAAGTGGTGACACAGAAGTAGTAGTTGGTCTAGATCTAAGAAAGAGAGATAGCTTTATTATGCCAGTTCGTCAAGAAGTTCAGATCTTCGAAGATGATACTCTTCATCGTCAGAAGAGAGCTGGTTTCTATGGATGGGCTGAACTCGGCTTTGCTGTTCTAGATAACCGCAGAGTTCTAGTTGGTTCTCTCTAATCATTTAGATCTTTAGATCGATATAATTAAAAGAAGATCGGCCAGTAGCAATACTGGCCTTTCTTTTTTTATATACAATAAGATACCTCATTAAGGGTGTATATTCTGATATACTAACAACATACCACAATAGGCTTTAATTATGGCAGCTAGTAAGTATGACTTTGTTATAGAGCAAGGGTCATCTTTTAAACTATCGTTAGTCTACAAAGATGCTAATGGAGATCCAATAAATCTAACAAACTGGTGCGCTAGACTAGTTTGGAAAACCAATCTTGCAACCACACAAATATTTTCCACAGAAAACTTGGATTATAGTGTTTATAAATTCACTATAGAACCTCTTTTAGGAAAAATCACATTACTTATTCCAGCAAATACAACGAATAGCCTCACTTTTAATACTGCAAAATATGACCTAGAACTACAAAGCGATGATGATTTATATGTTGGTGGAGGCAAATCTATTATTAGACTTTTATATGGGAAAACATCAATAATAAAAAGATTTAGTGAAACATCTGACATGTTGGAGTGCAATATTATATAATGACAAGTTTAGATATAATAGAAAATATTACATATTTAGAAATCGAATCAACTGTTGGAACAGAGACTAATAATATAGAAATCACATCATCTAATTTTGGATCTGTTGATATTACTTCAGGTTATGCTAGTATGATTGTTTATGCCAGTGATGTTGTTGGACTAGATAATTATCTATCTAATTTTATAGATCAATATGAAATAGATTGTGGGTCACCCTAATTCTTAATGCTTTTAAATTTTAACGGAGAAGACTATGTCAGTTCAAACATTAATTCAAATTAGAAGAGGAACCACATCAGAGTGGTCTTCGGTCAATCCAACACTAGGTGCTGGAGAATGGGGTTATGATACAACATCTAAAAGATATAAACTAGGAGACGGATTAACCTCATGGAATAGCTTATTATATTCCTCTATAAGACCATCGTCTAACGATCTTGTTGGAACTAGTGGTATAGGAATAACATTTGCGGCAACAACAGGGATTCCAGTAACTATTGCTGTTACAGGAATAGTGTCATCACAAATTACAGATTTTAATACTGCTGTAGATAATAGAATTAGTAGTGCTGCTATTGATGCAGAAGGAATACAAGATATTGTTGGTAGTGGTAATCATACCTCGACGGGATTTTTAAGAAATGGTACTGGGATCTTATTAGATTATAATGACAGTTCTAATTATTTAACTATTAATGTTAGTGGATATGCGCCCTCTGGCCACACACATGATGATAGATACTATACCGAAACAGAGCTAAATACTAGCGGAGGTGGAGGTCAAGTTCATTGGGATAATCTAACGAGTAAACCAGCAACATTTACACCATCGAGTCATAATCATTCGTGGAGTGAGATTACAGATGCTTCCGCAAGAGCAACTCTCGGAGAATTATCTTATTTATCTGGAGTAAGTGCTGGAACAGCATCTGCTAATAGAGCTGTAATATTAGATATAAATAAAGATATATCTGGTATTGGATCAATTTCTACAACTGGTAATATTACGGTTGGTGGTAATTTAACAGTTAACGGAACTACTACTACTGTTAATAGTACTACTGTTGATATTGGAGACAATATTATTAGAGTTAATGTTTCTGGCGCGGCTACTCAAGGCGGTTTGGAAGTTAAAAATACATCAACAGCTGGTATAACTCAATTAGTTTGGGACACAGAGGATAGTAGATGGGAGTTTACTGGTGGTAATGTTTATACTAGTGGATATTTCATTGGGTCATTAAGTGGAAATGCTAGTACCGTAACTAATGGAGTTTATACTAGCGATAGTGGAACAGTAACTAGTTTAATGATTGCTAATAATACAATTGTTAATGCAGATATTAATAGTAGTGCTGCAATTGATTATAGTAAATTAAATCTATCAAATTCTATTCAAAATAGTGATATTAGTAATTCCGCAGGCATAAGTGTTACTAAACTAGCTAGTAGTGGTATTACTATCGGTTCCACAACCGCTGTTCTAGGCACCACCATATCTAGTATTGTTGGATTGACATCTATTAGTGGTACGAGTACAGGCTCACCAACAGCCTTATACAACTGTCTTATTGATGGCGGTACTCCATGAGACATTTTTTCTTAGAACATAAAGTCATATTTGCTTAAATTCAACATTTGTCAATGGGTGTATTAACCATTATTATAGCATAGATAATAACCCTATAAATAGGATCAATATTTCAAGATGGCAGTAAATGACCTAATAACATTTCGCAAAGGAACATCTGAACAATGGAATTCTGCTAATCCTATTTTAGCTAGTGGTGAGCCCGGATATGATTTAACGAATAGTGTTCTTAAGATAGGTGATGGTGTTTCTAATTGGGTGGCTCTTAGTGGAATAGGATCGACTAGTGTTGGTGGGTCATCGTCCTCCTATGTTGGAGTTAGAGGAATAATAAGCACAACAGGAACATTGACCAGTTTTGCAGTATCGGGAGGCTATCCAGTCGGATATCTGGACCTGTTCCAAGATGGAGTTAAGTTAGTATCAACTTTAGATTTTTCTGCAACAGACGGATCTAATGTTACTCTCAATAACAGTGTCCCATCAGGAACAGTTTTAGAATATGCTAGTTTAGGAGCTTCAGTATCTTCTTCTAATTATACTAAACTAGATAATATAAGCTCATCTTTTAACGGATCATCTACATCATTTGGATTAGCGGTTAGTGGAACAGCGTATTATCCAGTAAGCGCCAATACTTTGGGAATTTATGTGGGAGGTGTTGCTCAGGAACCAATCTCTTCATATAGTGTTAGTGGATCAGATATAGTTTTTACCGAAGCTCCAGCTAGTGGATTAACTTTCTGGGGAGTCGGCTATGGAACAACGGCGGTGGCTACATTAAATGGAATAGTTCCTGGCTCATCAGGATCACCAGCTATTAGTTCATCCAGAGACCCTTCAACAGGATTTTATTTTCCAAGTTCTGGTAATATTTCTGTAGCTGGCAATTTAGGAATAGGAACATCATCACCATCGAGCAAACTTCATGTAGTTGGTAGCATTACTGCTACTAGTGGTAATTTTACTAATAATTTACAAGTTAATAATGTTAATGTTAGCGTTAGTGGACACTCTCATACTGTTAGTGATATTATTAATTTTAATAGTAGTGTTAGCGGCTTATTGCCAATTACTAATATAATTGCTGAAAGTGGAATCAATGTTTCTATTAGCGGAACAACAGCTACTATAACTAGTAATGATACTACTAAGTGGAACTTGTTTTTACCTGCTGCTCCGACTAACCTTGTGGCTACCGCTGGCAACGGTCAGGTATCACTATCATGGACTGCGCCATCGGGTGTGATATCGCAGGCTCCGATCACAGACTATCTCGAACAGTACAGCACAAATAGCGGAACAACGTGGACGACATTTTCTGCGACTGCATCGACAGCTACGAATGCTACAATAACAGGGTTGACCAACGGTACTTCGTATGTATTCCGTGTGGCGGCGACGAATGGCATCGGAACAGGAAGCTACTCGGAGGCATCGAGTGCCGTGACGCCGAATTCGGCGAGCGTTCCTGGTGCTCCGACTTCACTGCGAAATGCCGACAACTACTGGGGATGTTCGTCTAACGATACTATGTGGAACACACCAGTGTCTAACGGCGGGTCGGCAATTACGGGATACGTTTGGCGAATCGGTAGCGGAGCGACGACCAGTGTGGCTCCGTCCAGCGGAACCCGGCCCGCAGGGTCTTATACGGGCGGTTTTATCGACAATCACGCGCCCACCGGCTCGTTCCAAGTTGCTGCCGTCAATGCCGTTGGGACGGGGCCGTTTGCGTCAATCACTCTTCAACAGGACTGCAACTAATGAGCGTTATTCTTCTAAGCAATTTTGTTAGCGAGAGCGAACGAGCCTCACTGCTGGCGTGGTGCGACACCAATGCTGCGTGCCTCGGAGACGCAAGAACTGCGGACGGCGAGTCGTATTTGTTGCGTAAAATCTC